AACAAATCAGAGATGCCTCCACACATAGTGTTGGAGTTAGTAGAGACCGTAAAGGAATCTGTACCTGAGTGTGAATTTGACTGGGACGCACACGACTGAAGGAACGGGTAACGGATCCACCGAAAGGTGAGAAGGTTAATCACCCTACTATTTCAGGAGTCAATCATGAACACACTTAACATCATCAAGAAGCAAATCAACAAAGCTGCTGCTCTTCACGACGCTCAGATTGCTATGACCGCTTATCGCGGAGTCAAGTTTGAGTGTAAGCAAGGCGACGTTAGCGAAGTACATGGTACTTTCTGCTATCGCGGTCACACTTACGCTAAGTGAGGATGCTATGTTAGCATTACAAGTCGTCGGGTATGCCACTATTTTTAGTGCGGCTTTCATTGGTTTGATCTACGGAGAACTCTTACTACTCAAGAGGATCTGATGAAGGAGCAACCATACGTTTATCATTATGATGACATGGATGCTGACTCTCGACCTCCGAGTTGTTACTTGTTAAAGTACAGAGGAGTTTCCTACTGGTCTTGTTACCGAATTCATTTGCGAGATTGGTTCACACGGTTATTAACTGTAGAACCTAGATATAATCGCAAGTAAAATCTTAAAACGTTATCCCCGCTACATATAGTAGTCGGGGATTTTTTTATGGAGAAAAGACGACTCAAGGAGTTAGTTCAGGAACTAGAAGAACTACTCGCTGAGATCAAAGTTGAAGTATATGCTGACAAGGATGCTTACCTTGACGGCGAAGGTATGGGATATTATGGTGGTGATGACGATGACGGATACCCAGATTGATTATGAGAACCCCTGGATTTTTGATGGAGCCCCTTTTCTATCTGAGGATATTAACGATCTGTACGGTTTCGTCTATTGTATTACAAATACACTCACGGGTAGGCAATACATCGGCAGGAAATACTTCTGGCAGCATAGAAAGCCTAGAGGTAAGAGTAGGAGAGTTAAGAGTGAGAGCGATTGGAAAAAATACTACGGAAGCTCTGACGAACTTAATCAAGAACGCAAAGAGCTCGGGAATCTTGTCTTCAAACGAGATATACTGAGCGTACATAAGACTAAGGGTCGGGTTAACTACGAGGAAACTCGTCAACTCTTTATAAATAATGTGTTAACTGAGACAGTTGGCGACCAACCTAGGTATTACAATAGCAATATCCTAGGGAGGTACATGCGTAAGGACTATTTCAAAGGTGGCACATGCTCCACCGAGGACCCTTGACCAAACCCATGGGTCCTGTTATAATTTCTAGGTTAGCAGGACACAATCATGGTCACCCAGCACGAAGACATCATTGATCTGATCCACTCTCTTGCCGAGCAAGGTAAGGTAGAGGAAGCTAGTGTCTTGTATGCTGAGTGGATTGCCCATGATGAAACCCCTGTCTCAGTAGCTCAGCTGGATAGAGCAACTGCCTTCTAAGCAGTCGGTCGTAGGTTCAAATCCTACCTGAGACGCTTGGGTGAATAGCTCAGCGGTAGAGCATCTCGTTTACACCGAGGCGGTCGGGGGTTCAATCCCCTCTTCACCCATTGATAATGATTACAAACGAAGAACTCCAGATTATATACGAGTGGGGTATGGTGACTGAGTTACCATATCGAAAGGCACCGACTGCTGTTGGATATTCTAATATGGATATCTACATGTCATGGTTGAAGGGATCCCGTCATAGAGAAAGTGGTAAGGGATTCCATGGAGTTAGAGCTAGCGTTGTTGACGATCAACGTGTAGTAGATATACTTGAAAGAGATGAAGTGCTCTTCGCTACAGGAGCATACTTCTTACCTGGTACAGAGTTGGGTCCACACAGAGATCCCAACGTCTATCAAAAGAAATATTCTCGCATCCAGATTCCACTGGTAGTAGACCCTGACAACTGCTACATGGTATGGAAGGGTGAGAAAAGATACTGGGAGTCAGGGAAGTTTGAAAGGTATGACGTCATGGATCATATCCATGAGGGGTACAACTTCTCTGAGGATCCAATGGAGTTCATTTTTATTGATGTGATTAAGGAATGAATTTTTATACGAACGTACATCTTTCTTGGTTGAATCATCAGCTCAAGCAACAGGTAGACAAGGTAGGTAGAGAGAACTACTGGTACAGTCTTTGGGATGAACCTAGGAACCTGACAGAAGCATACATCAATGCTATTTGTAGGAAGTACATTCCGTATGGATTTGAGGGTGTGGAGTATTGGTACTACAAATCTCCAGACGGACACGTGTACAACGGGTTCCACTTTGACAAGGACGAACTAGCAGAGGGGTATGTGCCACCTCATCAAGTGGCAATCATACAGCTTGACTTTGACGATAGTTGCGTGGTAGTCTCTGACATGACCTGGGGACAAGACATCCCTAAGGACCTCACCTATGTGTATGGTGATGAGGGCAGACTGACTATCTTTGATGGGAAGTATGCTTACAGTGAGATGATCGGAGCACCTAACTCTGTCACTCTCTACCTCAACATCTGGTTGCGTCACAAGCCTATTGGTATTGAACGCTGCCCATACACAGAAGAGTGGGAACCATTCGACCACTGCCTGCTTCCCAAAACGGAGACATGTGTGGTAGAATACAAAGGTCCACTAAGCACTTCTACTCAGGACTGCGGTGACACCCACCAGATGTACTACATGAAGCAACCTGCTGAATATGTCATCGGTGATACATTATCTGTACAAGATGGTGTCGTGGACTACTGTGAATGACACACTGTGTCATATAAATAAATGTTACAACTGGCACAGTGTGACAGTTGAACTCTATCCATCTAGTAAAAAGGAAATTCAATGATCAAAACTGCTATCGCAACCCTCGCCGCAGCCGCTGCTGTTGCTGCTCCGTCTGCTGCCCTGGCAGGTCCCTACGTAAACGTGGAAGCGAACTCCTCGTTCACTGGTTCCGACTACACTTCTACGACTACAGATTTTCACGTAGGCTACGAAGCTCCCCTGGGTGACGCTGCTGCCTGGTACGTCCAAGCGGGTGCCTCTGTCGTCTCTCCTGACGGCGCTGCTTCTGACACCGTTCCTTCTGGTAAGGCAGGTCTGAGCGTTGCTGCTACTGACTCCCTGGGTCTCTATGGTGAAGTGTCCTTCCTGGGTTCTGGCGACGCTAGCGTTGACCGTGGTTACGGCACCAAGGCAGGCATCAAGTACAGCTTCTGATCCATCAATTTTAATTGATGTATTGTCAGGGGATCCTAACAGGGTCCCCTTTTTAAGTTATGCTTTAACTAACCTTAAATACAGGGAACGTTAAGCGTGTTAAAATAGTTAAGTCACTACAACGACACGACAACAATGAAACAAATCGCACTTGCCGCACTGGCACTCTCCGCCCTGGCGACACCTGCCTTCGCTGGACCCTACGTGGAATCCAAGCACGAGTTCAAAGGAACTGACGACGATTATAAGAAGACCGTCCATCAAGGACGTGTTGGTTATGAAACTAAAGTAGGCGCACTGAAACCCTACATTGAAGCAGGCGCTGGTGTATCCTACCCCGATGGTGGTGGTAGCGACACCTTCAAGGTCCTGGAAGTCGGCACCAAACTGAAGGTGACTGACAGCTTCTCTGCTTATGGTAAGTGGGAGAACGTCTTCCAAGATAGCGATGACACTCGCGACTGGAAGGTTGAAGTCGGCACCAAGTACAAGTTCTGAGGTACTGACTGATGAAACTCAAAGCAATCGCTGCTGCCGCCTTGGCAGCACCCCTGGTGGTGGCGTGTGGTTCCACCGAGAAAACAACATTCAGTCTCGATGGTGCGGGTGCTACCTTCCCTGCTCCCTATTACAATGCTGTTCTGGGTGACTTTGCTAAGTCAACTGGCAACAAAGTGAACTACCAGGCAGTTGGTAGTGGTGCTGGCGTCCGTCAGTTCACTGCTAAGACTGTTGACTTCGGTGCCTCTGATGGTGCTGTAAGTGACAAGAAGCAGAAACTGCCGATGGTCCACATTCCTATGACTGGTGGTGCCATCGTCCCCGCTTACAACTATCCTGGTTGTGAAGCAAAGATGACGCAGACTCAGCTTGCTGATGTCTTCCTTGGTAAGATCAACAACTGGTCTGAGTTTGGTTGTGCCGACAAGAAGATCGTTACCGTCCATCGTTCTGATGGTTCTGGTACTACCAAAGGATTCACCAACTCTCTGTCTGCCTTCTCTCCTGAGTGGAAAGCAAAGGTTGGCACTGGTAAGTCAGTGAACTGGCCAGTTGGTATTGGTGGTAAAGGTAACAGCGGTGTTGCTGCTGGTATCAAACAACTTGAAGGTGCCATTGGTTACCTGAACTATGGTTATGTAACTGGTGGTAAGTTCCAACAGGTATCACTCCAAAACAAGGCAGGTAACTATGTCAAAGCAAATGCTGAAACATCTTCGGCAGGTCTATCAAAGATCGTCCTGGACGATCAGCTCCGTGGTGCTGACGCTAACCCTGCTGGTGCCAATGCGTACCCTATTGTCTCCCTTACTTGGATCCTAGCTTATCCTGAGTATGAGAAGAATGATAATGTGAAGGAGATGCTTCGCTGGATGCTGACACCTACCCAACAGGGTAAGGCAGACGGTCTTGGTTATGTTCCTCTTCCTGAGGAGTTGAGAGTCAAAGCACTCGCCGCTGTGGAAACGCTGAAGTGATTTCATTTTACCCCGAAAAAATTTTCGGGGTATTTTTTTGTCCAAATGGTGTTATAATTAATAGGTACAAAGCATGTACCTATGAAAAT